CCGCGTTCATCTTCGTAGAGCGTGAGCGTTCCGGCGCGTGTCCTGCCGAGAACGAGCGTCGTATCGTGATTGATAAGCGCCCGCACGTCGCCGCCGACAACGCCGGAGAACGCGCCGCGCTGGATCGTCTCCGACGCCCCCGGCCAAAGCTCATATACATCGCCGAAAACCGCAAAATAGCCCTCAATCACCGGATCGCTTCCGCCATCCTCGCGTGTTTCTTCGCGCGTGGTGAAACTCGTCATCCGGATCGCGGAGCGTCTATTCGTTTCCGTTGGTTTCTCCATCGTTCTCTCCTCCCTTCGTCAGTTTCTTTTGAAAACCGATCGCTTCAAGCGGAATATAATTTTCAAGCGCCTTGAGTTCGTTCAAACCTTCCAGCGGCGAAAGCCCGATCCAGTTTCTCACTTCGTTGCCCGTCATAAGCCCTTGATTGGCCAGCGTTCCGCCGACCGACGCGAGGTCTTTCATATCATAGGCGTATAGGCTGCGCGGCGACAATGAGAAATACCGTTTCGGTGAAATCAGGAGCTTTCGCGTGAGTTCGGCTTGGAGAATCTGCGCGGTATTCATGACGGTTGTTCGGATCGCCGCGTTGTACTCGTCGCGGTTGTACGCGCCAGCGCCCACCACATAGAGTGGAACGCCGATCATGGACGCAACCGTTTTTTTATCCAGCGTTACGGAATCATTGAGAGCGAGATCGTTCAGCGAAAGCGGCTTGACTGTCTGCACTTCCATCATGTCCGTCGGGACGATCCACGGCTCGCCAGCTTCCAGCGGCCCCGCGAAATCGTCAAGGACTTTCCGCCGTCCCTCCTGCGTTATGTCCGGAAAATCCGCAACGCGGATAATAACCGACGGTTTCCATTTGTCAGACATAAAGCCCCGCTTCGTTGCCGCTGCCTGACGGAGATTCGCGAGCACGTCCGAAAGCACAACGCGAAATCCCGTTCCCATGTGCGGCCTATCCGGATCGGGATTCAAAACAAAGTGCAGGATCTCGTCATCTTCGTATCTCCGCCCGTCAATAAGCGCGTAATAACCGCTATTCACATCGTCAGAAAAAGAAACCTTCGAGGCGGGTATCGGGATCAGCTCGTCAATGAGTCCATGCTTAACAATCGGAAGTGTGACTTGGTTTCCGTCTCCTTCGAGATACATCGTCCTGACGATCTGCGCGATAAACGTTTTTTTCGTCATGTGACGATTCGGCTCAATGTCGATTTTTCGCGCGAGTTCATCTTTGATGCGAACATCTCCGTTTTCGCCGTTCTCCATGAGGTGAATCGTCATTGAGGACACACGATCCGCGATCCAGTTCACCGCCATTCGGATTTCCGGATTGTCCGAAAGCCTCGTATATCCGGATACGCCGAGCGTCTCTTTGGCTTCGACCGACAAAAACCAGTTTTCCGCTTTTGCGCTGCGCTGTGTCGGCTTATCTCGCGCCCGTTTATTTTTCCTCGACATTCGATCCACCTCCGAAATAGTCTCGAATCTGTCCTTGCTTGTCCATGTTCGCCTTTCTGCGCACTTCCGCAAAAACGGCGGCATCGAACAGGTCGATTCTCTGCTTTGGCGCGACTTTTTCATACTGGATCATGTCGTCCACTTTTTCGACGCCGTGGACGTTGGAAACGCAATATTCAAAAGCCTCGGAGTGCAGATAATAAAGGCGACCGTTTTTTGCCTGATTCTCGATCTGCCTGAATCCTTCGGATTTGAGAATATAAAGCTGCGGCTGATCGATAATCCGGAAGCCTTTTCGCTTCATAAGCGTGAAATATTCACGCGCGAACTTGCGATCGTGTCCGATCTGCTTGATTTTGAACCCGCGATCCCGCATTTCGCAGAACCAGCGAACAACGTCCTCGACCTGCGTTGTCGCCGTGTTGGACATCGTAAGCCATCCGTCATCCTTCCAGCCGAAAAGCGGAATATTATCTTCGTCGGCTTTGAGATGCGCGTTGACGATCGGGAAAAAGCCATGGGTGATGATGATATCGACGCCCTCATACTGACCGACGAGCGCCGTCGCCGTCAAATCGTGCAGTCTCGAAAGGTCTGCTCCTCCGTACCACTCGATCGGCATCTTTGCCAGCTCGTCAATCGTCCAGTTGTATTTCGCGTCGGAACTCTGAAACTCGTTGATATCGAAATACGCCTTAATCGCCGACGTGTAGACATTGAGCGACTTCGCGAGAAAGTCTTTTCTCTGCTGTGGGTCATTCTGCGCCTGCAAAGCGCCGTCCATCATTTCATCCGGTCTGATGGATACGCGATAATTCGGATTCGCTTTTTCGTGCTGCACCGGATCGAGATAGTCAACAGCTTCGCCGCCCGTCTCGTCGGCTTTGCAGATAAAAATAAAGATGCTCTCATCCCTGACGACCTGAGAAAGCACCTTTTGACAATATTTCAAACGGTTATAGCAAAACGACGTTGTATCGTCGCCCGCCGTCGTGATCCCGATGCAAAGGCGGTTCGTGTATGCCTTGCCCGACTCCTTGATGACGTTGTACTGCTTCGCGTTCTTGTATGCGTGTAGTTCGTCGCAAATCTGAACGTTGGAGTTGAGCGAATCTTGACGATCCGGATTCGCGGCGAGCGCCTCGATGCGGATAGAGCCAACCTCGCGCCCCGTGTCGTCGCGGAATTTCAGCTCGATCGAGGTTTCCTGATTGTTGTTGAGGACGCGGAACTCGTCCAGCTCGCCGATATAGTCAAGCGAGAAAATGATATCGTTGAACGATTGCACCGCCTGACGCTTGGACGCTCCGACGATGTAGATCGACGATCCGGACGCGCGCTCCATCAGAGCGACGCCCCACGCAAGCCCAGCAATGAGCAGCGTCTTTCCGTTTTTGCGCGGAACATAGACGAACGCCTCCTTGAATCGCCGCTCGTTCGTTCCCGCCTTGTAGAAGCAAAGCAGATTGACGACAACGAAAACCTGCCACGGTTCCAAAATGAGCGGCGTTCCCTTGAGCGGCGTTCCGTCCAGCTTCTCGCCCTGATTGTGTTTAATCGTCCGTTCGATGATTCGGATCACGAACTCCGGCGGCTTCATCCGGATATCATACGCCGGATTGAGAAGATCGCGGAAAAAGCGCTCGGCGGCTTCGATGCGTTCAGCGTTGGCGACGATTTCGCCGGAGAGAATCCCAGCCGCGTAATCGTAAGCAGTCCGGAACGACTGCCATTGCTGATAGGCTTTTTCAACGCGCGCGGACTCTTTGCGAGGATCAATCATTCGAGGCCCTCCAAATTGCCGAGAGCTTGTTCCAGCCCGCCGACCTTGCGCTTTTCAAAAGCCTTGGAGTCGAACTTTGCAAGCCCGCGAGGCGTCAGGCCGAGCGCCTCGGCATAGGTGAGACAATCCTTTCGGAGCGCTTCGAGCGTCGTCACAATCGGCGCTTTCTTCACGCCGGATGACGTGTTCACCTGATATTGATACCCGCCCTTCTTGTACTCGCTTTCCAGCTTGTCGCGCTGCGTCATGAGTTGGGCATAAACCGCAATCATGGAATCAAATTCAGGTTTATAAATGCCGAGGTTCTTCATGTCGGTTTCGGCTCGGATATAATGTTTCGATTTTTGCGCCATGCGCTCGCCTCCTCTCGCGAAAAAACTTTTGCTTAAACTTCCCCATGCCCGCGCACTTGGAAATACCCCTTACTCCCCCGTTCTCCTTTATGCCTGATATGGGGGTATACCCTAGGGGGGATCATTTGCGATAGCCACGAGTGCCGCCTTTCTCC